CCGAAGACCTTGTAGACCTCGGAGGCGGTGATCATTTCGCCTCGCTTCGCGTGCCATTGTGTGGTTCGCTGATCATTCTGCCCGTAAAGACGGAGAACACGTTCAAAGGCACGATCGCGGAGCCAGAGGCGCCCGACGTCTCCGAGCATGAGGGAGTCAACGATGGGGGTAACATGACGTTTGAGTGCTGAGTAGGAGAGTCCTGGTTGTAGAGTACGGCAATAGCGTATGAACTGGCGGACACGAGTCCCGAGATGAGTACAGGGACGATTTTCAAGGAGCCACTGAGAGAGGACATCCTCCATTACTCCTTTGTCTCGTCATTCTGCGAAGGTTCGTTTTCCGGAGGGTGGAGGAGCGCCTGGAACTCCTCCTCCGTAATCCGAGGGATGATTAGTTCCTCCTGCTCGGGAATCTCAACGCCATCGAGAAGTTTGGTCTCGGTTGTCATGTCCGACCACATCTGCTGAACGATCGACTCGAGCTCAGACTCGTGGGCCTCAATCAGTGCGAGGTCAGCTCCAACCTCGGGAACCATTGCGAGAGGATCCTCCGCAATTTCGACGGTCCAGAAGTCGTCTGGAAGTTTTGGCTCGCCCATTGTACAACTCAACCCATTTTCTATGAAAGCCCCGAACTCACACATGGAGACGATCACCTCGAAAGAAGACATGGTCCTTCGGCGTCTGTCGACCTTCTATTCGGATGCAGGGCGTCTGGAGAGGATCCAGCCGATTCTCACCGGTGAGTCGAAGATTAGCCTGCGCCTTTTGGATTGGCTTGTGACCAATTACGCGAAGAAGCACAACATTGCGTACCTGACATCCGAGGGGCGCGACGTCAATATCTACCTCCGCTACAAGGCTAACCTGCGCGCGTACTCAAAAAAGATGTTCGATCCCTTCTGTCGCTGGAAGAAGATCACGTTCCTCGGCCTCAACACCACCGTCGGACAGCTGAACTTCTTTCACTGGGTCCTCGAAGATGAGGTCTTGGAGTATCTGTATGCGAATTATGATGCGGTCCAGGCCGACATGGATTCCTGCTCGACGACCCTCCAGCCGAAGGAGGGAGACCGCCGGAAGCGTCATGAACTTTCTCGGTCTGCCACCAAAGCGATTTGTCTGTCAGCGTTCACGCTCTCGGTAAAGTTTGACTAGCAAGAGTAATGTATTCCATCCTCGTCCCCGAGTTTGTGTACACGGACATCTCCCCCGATATTACGGAGACCGATATTGATGTCGTTTCAGATCTCTGGGTCATGGATGGCCGAGAGGTCTATCGTGGGGCGCGGGATCCGCGGTATACGCATGCGAACGTGTATTGGCTCTATGATCAGGATCTCCAGCGCGTCGGATGCTCCGAGCACGCCCTCGACAATGCGGGAGACGTTCGCCTCCTTTGGTTTCGGGACTCAGAGTTTGGGACGCTCTTCCAGGAAGACGGCTGGACGACGAGCAGTGATCTCTGGAGCCGACTTCCCAAGGCTCCCTTTGAGCGATTCCTCAATGAGGGATGGACGACGATCGACAGCTTCCTCGAGCAGTGCCTGTATGGACCGCTCCGGATTCTCACTCCCGAGATGATCATCAAGCGCCCGACGGTCTACACGTGCGCAACCTGCGGAAAACGATCGCTCAGGAAGTCTCCCTTCTGCACGACAACGGAGGCGCCTCTTGATCTACCTGCATTGGAAAAGGTGTTGTTTGTTGATTCCGACTTCATCCTTCATACTCCGCCCCCTGACTCCGAGGTCTTTACACGGCTGCAGCTACGTTCCGCCGGCGGTTCGCAGCAGGCTTCGCGGGCTCAGGAGCCGGTGCAGGAGCCGGTGCAGGAACCGGAGCGGGAGGAACCTGAACGGGTTCCGTCTCCTCCTCGTCAAGCGGAACCGCCGGAGCATTCGTCTCCTCCTCAATCTCGTCCGCGAACACCTGAGCAGCCGTCAGACGCTGGGGAGGAGCAACCCGAGCATGCGTGATGCGCCAGGTGACACCGAAGCCCTGTCCGGAGACGTAGACACTCGGCGTGACGACGATGGAGGCCTCAACTCGCTTGGGGAAGACCGAGGAGATGTTCTCGAGATCGACCGCGATCGGCTTGCCGGTGCTGTCGGCGACATCCATGCTGACGACGCCGTCGTAGACAGGAACCTTCATGCGGAAGCTGGGCGGGTACTTGCCGGACGGAACCCACTCGCCATTGACACGCTCGACGCTGGGGCTGAGGAACTGCTTCATGATGTCAGTCAGAACCTCGCGGGTGCGAGACTTGCCGAACCACTTGGCGCTGTTCGCCGTGCCGACATCGAGGAGCTTCTCCTGCATGTCGAGGAGGAAGTTGTAGAGGACGCCGTACTCGCCAGCGCTGGCGTCAGCACGCTCCTTCGCGTAGGTGTCACAGCCCTTGAGCGTGAGCGCCATCTGATAGGTGTTGCCATTCTCCGTCTCGCGGATGTTGATGCCCATGGGATACATCGACTTGGGGATGCGGATCTGAAGGCTCTGTCCATTGTACTTGATCGGAACAGTCTTGCCACCCGCCTTGTTCATGCGGATATCGCCGAAGGAGACCTTGGAGGCATCAAGAGTGGACGCAGAGATGATTGCAGTGGTAGACATTGTGTGAGAGTATACATGTCTTCCCCCGCAAAACCCCCGATCCGTTTTCAGAGCATGTTTCTGAATTGATAAGAGATGCCATCGTGTGCGTCGGTGCGGAAACGGGGAAGTCTGGATCAGTGCCCCTTAAAAGCCCTCACTGGACATACCCTCTGCGGGGTGCATGCGAGAACGAAATCGGTCACGCTCTGGGCCGTTGTGAATCAGGGGAAGGTGGGAGCTGCGACTCGACTTCAAGCGTGGATTCGAGGGGTCCTGCTTCGGCGTCGGCTTCGATTGGGAGGACCTGGCGTTCTCCGTCGAACGGGTCTCTCGAATGATGAGGACTTGGTGACGTGCGAGAGCTCTGATCGCCAGTACCCTCTGGACTATTTCGCTTTCGAGGAGAATGGGAAGATCTGGTGGTTCGATTTTGGCACGCTCTGGAAATGGGCCCAACGCTCGACCGAACCCGCGAATCCGTATACCAAGGTTCCTCTGTCGACTGAGACTCGAACCCGATTGCGGAAGGTCTGGTCGTATCGACGGCGTCACCGAGAGCTCACCCCACTCGATCCGCGAGATGTTGAGGAGCGACTGACGGTGCGGTGGACGATCATCAGCCAGGCCGTCTCCGATTGTGGATTTGGGTCTTTGCCCGTCCAGCCGTTTCTTCAACTCGGGACACACGACTATGTTCGCATGTTTCGGTTTTTGCGCGACGATGTGGCTGCAACCCTTCCAGGCAACGTCCATGCCGGTGCCCTGATTCATCGGTGCCTCATGACAGCGTGGTCAATGTCCCCCGACCAGATCGCCCTTCAGTGTTCCTATGCCCTGATGGCGATGCTCTGCCACACCGAGACTCCATTTCCCCTTGCCTTCTGCATCCTGTCTGCCCTCTATCGTCTCTAAAAACGGATTGGTTCGGGACTCCCAGGAGGATCGTGCCCCCAATGAATATCTTCGTTCTCTCTCGGTGCCCGCATCTCGCGGCTCGCCTTCACTGCGACAAACACGTCGTGAAGATGATCCTTGAAACAGCCCAGCTCTTGTACAGCGCCCACCACGTCCTTGGGACTCCAGACCTTCCCTCGGGAGCGTATAAGAAGACGCATGCGAACCACCCGTGTGCCCTCTGGGTGCGCGAGAGTCGCGCCAACTATCTCTGGCTGGTCGAGCTTGGGCTGGCCCTCTGCGCCGAGTACCGACACCGGTATGGCGCCCACAAGACCCACAAGACCGAGCCCCATCTTGTCTGGCTCAAATCAACACTTCCCGCCCTTCCAGATTGCGAGGCCACCCCCTTTCGCCAAGCCATGCCCGATGCGTACAAGCACCCCGATGCCGTTCAAGCCTACCGCACCTACTATCTCGAAGACAAGGTTCCTCGAGGCATCGTGAAGTACACGAATCGCGAGTGTCCAAAATTCCTGATGGGCGTCTAGAAACTTCGCAGGTCGATCAAACGCAAGCGGTTTACATGACCGCGGGAGGTAAGAAGTATATCAACGCGTTAAAAATGTCCTCCACTACTTCCTCCGTTAAGGCAAACAAGATGCCCGCCGACAAGAAGACCGCCCCCAAGACCGCCGCTGCCCCTGCCCCGGCCCCGGCTGCTGCCCCCAAGGCCGCCCCCGCCAAGAAGGCGGTTGCCAAGAAGGAGACCCCCGCCAAGGCTGAGGTCGTTGTCCCCACCGTTGCGGCGACCACTGCCCCGGTGATCGCGATCTCCTCCGAGGTCCTCCTCGCCACCCTCACTGAGCAGCTCAAGGCGCTCTCCACTGAGTTCACCGCCAAGGTCCGCGATGCGGTCAAGGCGACTCAGGAGGCCGCCAAGGCCGCCAAGAAGGAGGCCCGCGACTCGAAGAAGAAGCGCAAGATCAACCCCGCCGACATGACCCCCGAGCAGAAGGCTGCCTGGGAGGCCCGCCGTGCGAACAACGCCTTCCTCGTCCAGCGCCCGCTCACCCCCGAGCTCTGCACCTTCATGGGCATCTCTGCGGGCTCCAAGCGCTCCCAGACTGAGGTCACCAAGTACGTCTCCGAGTACGTGAAGGCGCACTCTTGCTTCGACCCCAACTTCAAGCGCCGCATCCTCCCCAACGCCGTCCTCGCGAAGCTCCTCCGCGTCGATGACAAGACCGAGGTCACCTACCTCAACCTCCAGAAGTTCCTCAAGGTCCACTTCATCAAGGCGTAAACAGGTTTGTCCCCAAAACTCCAACTCCCTCACCACAAAAAGACGAGAGGAACTCCTCTCTCTTTTTCACAGGTGAAGACAATGCAGACACGCGCCCAAGAGAAGGCGCTCATGGAGACGCGAGCCAGGACACGGGCTGTGTGCGAAACAGCGTGGAAGGAGGGAATGCCCCTGAAGATCACGTCCGATGGATTTCCCATCATCATGAAGCCGTCGATGAATTGCGAGTATCGGGTTCAGGGGACACAGGACATCGCCTACGTCGGTCTCCCCAAGACCAAGGAGGAGGTCCTGGCGTTTCTTGCCACGATTCCTCGACTGAGTGTGAGAGATCTCGCCTCTGCACCGCAGGGTGTTTATACGTGGCTCCTGTATTCGACCGAGGGAGGACCCCAGCAGTTTGTGGCCTCCAAGACGGAGACGATGCTCGAACTCGGCACCGTTCATTATTCGATTGCGATGTCCGTCGGCGCAACTCGAGTGCATGGTGCGGGAGAACTCTGGAAGCACGGAGGAGCCTATACGGCCAACTTTCTGTCGGGCACGTTCATGCAGTCCTGGGTCCTCCCAGAGCCGTGTACGCTGAAGACGATGGAGCGGTTTCTTCGCGACAAGCTCCAGACACAAGTTCTTCCAGAGTTCTTTCGGGGGAAGACGCTGACCTTCTCGGACTCGGCGTTTGTTACCGATCGCTTCCTCAAGAATGAGCTGACAACGGACAAACTCGAGACGTATGTTCGCCACGGGTTTACCGTCTGTATTCATGATGCGAGTGCAAAGGCTGAGTGCAAGAGGATCAAGGGTACCTGCGAAAAACCTATGACACTAGAACAAATGAAGGGTGGAAAGATTGTCACGCTCAATGCCATTGGCGAGGAAGTCCCGTCTGGAGACCCGTCTGCGGTCAAGCGGTTCGACACCAACACCTACAAGGAGCTCCCGCTCGGGGGTCGTCGGCGCAAAACGAAGAAGGCGAAGGCCTCTCGTCGCAAGACTCGTCGCGGGGGGATGCCTCCGGTGGCTGAGCGTGGCGCCCTTGGAAAGGCGCTGGCGTCGATCAAGTATCCGGGCCCGCTCGGAGCTCAGCTTCAGCAGATGGGGATCCCGACGACTGAGATGAAGAAGATGTTTGCAGCCCTCCCGAAGCGCGCTTAATACGATGTCGTGATCCATTCATTGGGCATCTCCAAATACAAGACCGTACTGAAGAACGGCGACATGCGATTGTCGAGCACCAGCGCTCGCAGTTTTGCATTGGTGAGGAGCGTGGTCCGAATCCGCTCGAGAAGCTCCTTCGCCTTCACCTGGGTCGTCCGAACCTGAACCTTACAGTCCCCGTTGCGCCATCCGCACAGCGAGGACTTTGAGCAGGTCGTCTCATCCGTCAGTTGCCCGCAAGGAGTCCGCACCTTGCTGAGGAATTGATAGGGAGTCTTCGTCTTGGTTTCATAGGCTTCGGCCGTGTACCACGCCTCCAGTTGGGTCCTCAGCGCGACCTTGTCCCCCGTCTCGATTGCGGTACGAAGCGGAGCATAGCGAGCCTCGACGATCTCTCCATCACCGTCCGTCTGGAGATCGGTTGCGAGCGACATGAGGAGAAACTCAGAGAGCTCTGAGGCATAATCGATCGAATCCTTCAGCGCCCGTCCTTCCGGGTCCGGAGCTCCGCGAACAAGGATTTGCTCTCCCTTGAGCTCCCCCGACGTGGCCTTGCGGATCGTCTCGAGGACTTCCGTGTTCGGCCCTTCACTCGCTTCCGGACGAACCGGGATGCGGAAATGGGTCGCCGTCTCGATCTCAACAATCTGTCCCATTGCATTGCGGTGGTCGAGGTCTTTCGCATAGGTGTAGAGCCCACGATGGGTCGTCTCAAGCCGGTTCAGCACTGAGACCTGATCTGCATACGACGGAAGATCGCTGTCCGCAAGGTCGTGGACCATCTGCGTGGAGACCGGAGTGAATCCAGCAGCCGGAGACTCGCTCGTCGACGCAAACGGAATGATCGCACGCCCCTTGAAGATGAAGGCTTGGTAGAGACCATTGGGATCCGTCAGGACACCGAGATCTGCGAACCCCAGAGTCTGGGCTGCACTCCAGGCATCGCGAACGCTTGGGAGATCCGCGGAACAAGCTTGCTGGTGAAGGGTCACGATGTCGGTGGTGATCGCCTCAAGCGCAGGCTGAGTGCGATCGATGGTATAGGTCGTCGCATAGCCCTTTCCCTTCCGCTCGCGCTTCATGACTCCAAGCACCTCCAGTCCTGCACCATCATCTCGACTGAAGACGATGAGCGTCCTCTGCTTGGTCACGATTGACGCGGTACGGAACCCACACCGAACGGCAAAGGTCGAGGGATTGACGAGAATCACGCTGAAGGTCAGGACGAACGACAGATACTCCAGCTCATCGAGAGGGTCCAGCGTCTTCGCGTCATAGGCGTCTGCGAACGCCTTGACTGGATCCTTTGACCGCGAGGTGCTGAAGAAGGAACACTGCCGAACGATGTCAGGACGCTCCGACGGAGGAGGGATCCGCCTGCGATCGGACAAGAGTCGAGGCAAGGTCTCCGACGGACGGCCAAGCCCAATGCGAAACAGGTCGGAGGCTTCGAACTCAAGCCGTCCCCGCACAACGCTCGTGGCATAGGAGGTCGGGACATGGAGGCGCTCCGACAACTCTGCAGACAGCTTCGCTGCACGCTCGGGAGGAACATCCTTGCTGTCCTCGTTGAGGATGTAGGTCTCATCGGCGCGAAGATTGCGTCCCACGGATTCCTTGGAGGGACTCGGGTAGCAACACGGAACGCCATCGCGCTTCTTCATGAACTTGGGATACGGTGTCCGCTTTCCCTTCGACGTCTCACGCTTGATGACCGAGAACTCCTTGGTGCTGACCTTGTCGTTCGGGCGCACCTTTCCATTGCAGACCGGGCAGTGAAGGAGGCCATCATCTCCGGGAACGAGCTGAGTCTCGCGAAGGGGGATCTGGTCGGTCATGCACCAGAAGGGCGGACACATCGCCGTGCCTCCCGGAATGTCGAGCGTCTCTCCCTCGGGCGCAGTCTCATAGGTATAGTTCGGTCCCTTCTCTGGATCGTCGCGAATGGCTTGGGTCTGCTCGGGTGTCAGGACAATCACCTGCTGGGACTTCTCGCATTCCTTGCTGTACGGCGACGCAAAGAGGTCCGCGTTGAAGGTCTTGAGGCGCTCGTTGAAGTAGTTCTGCGTGTTCGTCTGTTCCTCGGCAATCTTGAGCTTGCGCGACTTCTTCACCGGCTCAGGGGCAACGGGCGCAGGTTCGGGTTCATCCGAGACTCCAAGCAATGCAAGCAAGTCCTCGTCGACATCCTCCTCATTGGCCGGGCCTTCCTGGGGGACAGACGCCAGCGGGGTCACCATCTCCTTCCGGCGAGGGCAGACCGCGTTGACCGCATCGGTATCGGTTGTCAGGACGTACCGAAGGATGTCGGCATACGCAAGAATCCGCTCAGGATCTGTGGCAAAATTGACCTCGACCTCCTTCCGGTCCAGCTTGAGGGTCGGGTAATCCCGCAGAGCCCGATCGCAGTTGATATCACCGGTCGTGATCTCTTCGAGAAGCTGGGTCGCATCCTCCACAGAGGTCTCCAGTTCGGTCGCAAGATACTCGGCCGTGGGAACCGCGCCCTCCTGGTTCAGCTTCTGGCAGGCATCAACAACCCGACGCGACACCGCATCCGAGGCTTGCTCAGACCGGAGAAGACGAAAGGTTCCCGCCTGCTCGCCGAAGACAGACTGAAGACAGGGGAACCGAAGCATATCAAACTCCGTGACCTCCTTCGCATAGGACGCAACGAGCGACATATCCATGAGCTCCCAGCGATCCGCCGTCAGGTCGCGGGTGTCCAGGAACGGCATCACAGCATCCAGCGAGCGAAGCCATGCATCGGCTTCAGCCTTCATCTCGTCAAGTCCAGCCGTCGAGGTCTTCCCCTTGCGAATGTCGATCGTGATGTCGACCGAGGTGATGGCAATGCGCTGAAAGACTCCGCGAGCCGACCCGCGATACAGGAGAAGAGTCGGACGACGGCGAGAGGGCTTCGTGGTCTCATACCATCCGCGAAGGAGTGAGGTATCCAGCACCGGTGTCTTGGTCTTCGGGTCCTCCACATAGAATTTGCTTCGCAGGGCAGAGGTCTCGGCCGTGTAATAGGCGATATACGGAGTGTCCTTCGAGAGCGTGAGCCCATAGAAGATCTGCTCGAACTGTGTGCGAGGCGAGGGAATGCTCGTTGCGTTGAGGGGAATGAACCACTTGGCCTTTGTGATGACCGAGCTCGTATGCGCCTTGACAGGGAGGGCCAAGAGCTTCCCGAGATCCTCCTGGGCTTTGAGGATGGAGGCCTTGCTCGCATCGAGGTTGGGTGGGGACTCGGGACGGAACATCGGGAAGTAGGCTCGAAGCACAGCGTCAGACGGATCCGCGGGCAGTTCGGTGATGCGAAGTTCGGAGGCCGGAAACGGGTGGATGGTCTCGTAGAGGCTCTGCAGGGACAAGAGCGGAATCATGCTCGTGGGGAGCTGGACGTCACGAGGAGGCAGGGGAAGGATCGTCTGCACCTTCGCGCCCAGAATGTGCCACTCCTGTCCTCCATCGCGAATGGGGGTGACGGGATCGACCGCTTCCCACTGGTCCTTCGTGTAAGTACGGATCGGGAAGGACGAGGCTCCCGTGCGAATCTCGGTGACATAGGTCCGGAGCGCTTCCTCGGAGACAACCTGACCATCGCGAGAGAGCCGGGCAAAGAGTCCCATCCACTCCTTGGGGGTTCCATAGTAGCCTTCGGGAAGCGTCACGCGAACCTGGAGGAAGAGACGATCGGGGTGGGATTCCTTCGCAATGGCGATGAGCTCTCGAACCCGTCCAATCGTGTCGTCCCCGTAGAAGGGCACCTCTGAAAAGGTTCCTTCGACCGCGAGGGAGAGGGTCTTCATTACCCTTTACAGCGATGTATTTATGTTCACTGTGTCGCTAAAACGGATCTGTCATCTGGGAAGAGATGTACCCTACCAAAATGTCGTGTCCCATGTGCAACGAATATAAGTACGAAGACGATTTCAAGGAAAGTGCCCATCCGAAGGCGATGCGTACAGCTCACGACCTCGCAATGAAGAAGTCGGAGAGTGCGTCGGGAGAGTTTGAGAAGGTAGATGTCTACCTCCTCTACTTTCGCCGAATCTATGAGCACGAATTGAAGAGACGAATGGCAATCATGTATGCGCGCGAAGACCTTGCATGTCTACTCCGCAACTTAGACAAGGAGGTGTGCGGGTACCACCAAGAGAGTCAGATGTGGTATGAGACGGAGGAATTCGGCAAGAAGAAGGACTACCTGAAGGACGCGGAAAAGAACTACCGTGAGTCCAAGTGGCCTAAAGGGGCGAGTCGGAAATCGTCATCCCACAGTACGGGGTCGGGCGCTGGCTGTAGTTGACGGGGGTGTACAGCCCAATCTGCACGGCGTCGCCGAGGATCCGGCGGAAGTTGCTCCAGAACTCCTGCGTGTGCCCGATGGTCTCCGTCATGAGGTGCGCCATCTCGTGGAG